GAGTTTCCCGGATGATGGATCCCAGCGCGCAGTCATGCCGGCGATCTTGACGCTTCCGAGGTACATGCTTGCCGTCTTGTTGGCGTAGCGGATGACCGGCTCGACGGCGTAGGGGATGATGCGCGCTGGATCGAGTCTGCATTGCGACACGGGCTTCGAATGGAGCTGATACTGAGAATCCCACTCATTGATCGTGCGCGTTTCCCGGCGCCGCTTTTCCAGTTCGGCGCGGTCAAACCGTTCTGGCCATGCACTTTCGGAATAGCAGTCGATCAAAGTCCCTGGAGGCTTTGAAAACTCAAGCCCTGATTTAGACAGACGATAGTCGACGCCTTCTTGAAGGAGCTTCGATTCTTTGCCAATCCCGGAGAAAACGAACACCGGGCGGAACGGCAGCGCGTAAAACAATGACGTCGCATGCTCGATACGGAACTCATGCTCGAACATGCGAATAGTTAGGCAGTCAGCGCCCATCTTTTCCATTTCGTCGTAAAGGGAATCATGTGTGTGTGGCGTGCCGATGTAGAGCTTTGTCCCACCGGGAACAAGAATATGCGTCTGTTCGCCCAGCCGGTAGCGCAATGTTTCCCGCGCCTCTGGCGTGCGGATGTTGCGCGGCACCTCGACGTCATCGTTCTGTACCTCATCGGCGCGCGATGACGTGATGTTCGACATGATCCCGGCGGACTGCATGCTCGGGTTTCGCTCGTCGTCATTGCCAGGAACCCACCAGAACGACGACTCGCCGCGAATCATCAAGTGCCGTGTCATCGGGTGCTTGGTCAAGACGCGCTTGGTGTCTCTGCTTGTCTTGTAAGCCGTTCCGTCCTGGTCGCCCTGGTGGAGAATTCGCAGCGCCTGGTTTTCCTTGTAGCGCCACGCATTGTAGATAGCCAGGATGGTGGATTTGCTGAAACCGCGAAAACACCGCATCACTGCTACCGGCCCCTTGGTGGCAAGCCATATGCACGCGCGGATATGAATTTCCGGCACCTTCCAGCCCATGCGGTCAGCCCAGCACAGGAAGAAGGCGAGGAAAGATTCAGCCCTTGCTTGTTGCTCTGGCGATAACTGCATTCACCATGTCCTTGGCTTGCTTTTCGAAACGCGTTATTTCCTGATCGGCATCATCCTCTGGAACCTTATCGCTAAGGTTTCTGGCATCCCTGTCACGAAGATCAAGAACCCTGGCCAGGAGCGTTCCTGTCTGGATTGCGTTCTTCTTGTCCCAGTAACGATTGCCACGCTTTTTATCGTCAAGTTCCGCAAGCGGAATGCCAGCGCCGTTCCAGTTTCCTGGTTCGGCTTCTTCCATGAAGACGTCGCCGATTTTCTCGGCGAGTTCTTGCAAGCGGTCGATTTGATCTTGTCTCATGGGTACTCATTCAACCTATCAGCTAATTTTTTTGCGAACAGTGTGATTTCTTTTATCGCCAAATCTCGCTGCTCAGGAGTCATGTTCATTTTTGCGTACGATACAAAATCATCCGATAGCGACTTGAGCGAAGTTCTAAGTTCTGGGCATGCTGTATTTCCAAGATGTTCATCGTCAATAAATGCGTTCGAGACAAGCAACAATCGAGGACGCTTTCCATCTGTCACCTGGAGGTGCGTATCAAGGAATGTTTTCTGTGCGGTTTGCTTCATGATGTTCTCCTTGTGAATGGCTAATTCTCTCCCAATGCCAATTACACGCAACCCCTAAAAGGTGGCACTTTTTACAGTCGATCTGTAATTGACTTTTCGGTATAGTGGAGCTGCTTGTCCATGGCGGCCACTTCAATGCCATGCCCCGGCCAGCGGTCCGGGTCGCCTTCTTCGAGGAAGGTATCGGTCAGGCGCTCGGACAGCGCCTGCAGCTTCTCGTATTGATCTTGCCTCATTTAAATATTCTCCTATAATTCACTCGTGGCTCTGTGTGGGCGCTTTAGTTTGCTGAATCTGCAAGCCAATGCAGTCTTCTTTGAAAACTCTCAAGGTCGCTCCTTGAGGACGGTCCCAAAGCCCGGGCATAGAATCCGGGACGTGTAAGAGTTTGGCACTTACCAGCACCCGGCCTTCTCACACTTAACGCTTTCTGCGGAAAGCGGGTCACTTACCATCCTCCCATCTTGGAAAAGTCAGGCGCCCGATGCGGCAGCGCCTCTCCTGGCGTCCAATAATAATCCTGGTTCCAGTCTTTCATTGCCCGCGAACGCATCCGCGCCAGATACCCGGGATTAACCGCTTCCTGCGCGTTATGAATGAAAAAGTGATCCCAGGCACCTTTCATCTGCCACAGCGATGCATAGGGAAATTGGCTATTCGCCCAGCGGATTGCCTCGCCAGCCGCGTGCGTGTCCTTCCCCTTGGCCGCTTCCCAGGCGTTGGTCAGCAGTAGGTCACCGGCCAAGCCAGCCACCGCGCCGCCGGCCGGTCCAAGCACCACCCCACCGGCCTGCTCGAAGTTGCTGCCGCGCTGCTCGGTCGGGTCTTTGGTCAGGAAGTCGCCGACGTAGCCCAGGCCGCCGCCCTGCCCCATGGCCTTGGCCCAGAACTTCGGCTCGGTCATGTCGTAAGGGTCTTTGCCCTGGAGGATGGCCTTCTCCTGCAGCACGATGGCGCCCAGCATCATCAGCGAGACATTCAGGCCGGCAAACACCGCCATGCGGTTGATGGCCGCGCCGGTCTCGGTCTGCGCGCCGAACCCGGCCGGCGCACCTTCGATGCCCTGCGGCGTGTCGAACAGGCGGCCCCAGTGGCGGGTGATCATCGCGGTCGGGAAGGACTTGAACTGCATGAATGAGCGCATCGCCTCGCCGCGCAGCGTTCCGGCCGGTAGGCCGCCGCCGGTGGCGATGGCCCGGGTCGCCATGTCCGGATTGATGATTGCGAACTGTGCCTCGTCGCTGACGAAGGCCATCCATTTGGTAGCCGCCACCTCGGCGCCGTCGCCGGTCGCCAGGATGGAATCGCGGGTCAGATACTTCGAACCGCCGCGCTCGGTCGGCTCGGCCTTGGCGATGATGTTCCAGTCTTCCTCGGTAATGCCCTTGCGCGTCATCAGCCAGCGGTCCCACTCGTCAAGCTGGCTCCATGCCTTCCCAACCTTTTTGGCGAAGCCCTGCATCATCGTGGCCGAGAACGCACCGCGCAGGCCATCAGTCCAGGCATTCATGAAGGACAGCTTCATCACCGAGTTCGCAATCCTGCCGGTCAAGCCGTGGGTCATGTGGTCGCCAGTCCAGCGGTTCATTGTGCTGGTCAGCGATTCGGCAATCACGCCATGCGCCCGCAGGAATTCCCGGTGGTCTTTGTCCAGATGCTTGCCTAGATTCTTCAGCATGTCGAAGTACGGAAGGCGGTCGTAGTGCAGCGTGGCCGCGATGGTGCCGATGTCGGTCAAGGAAGTGATCACCGCGCCGCCGAGCTTGGCCGCCGTCTGGATGTTGCGCACGTTCTGGCCAGCGTTGGCCACGGCTGCGTTTTCCGGGCTGCTGGTCTTGCCGCTCAGGATGTCCCAGTAGGCTTGCGGAGTGTTGCCGAAGGAGCGGCTCTGCACTGTGCCGCGACCGTCGGCACGCTCGGCGATGTCGGCCTGCACGCGGAAGGTCTGCTCCGGGTTCGGGCCGTAGCGTTCGACCAGGCCAATATTGCGCGCCATCGCGCCGATGTGGCCCATCATCGAGTCGTAGAGCGAGCCCTCCCCGTATTCGCCCATGTAGGCCATCCAGGAATCGCCGTCCTTGAAATGCAGGACGCGGGATTCGCTGCCCCGGTTTGCCCGAGCGCCGGCCCCCTTGAACTGTCCTGGCTCGACCTTGTTCACCCCATCGCTGGCCAGAGTGGCATGCGCGGCGCGCAGGATCTCGGCGACCTGAGCATTGTTCATCAGCGAGCCATCTTCGTTCAGGTAGCGGCGACGGTCGAGCAGCGGCAGCACCTTGGCCGCGAAATCTTCCGGCGTGGCCTTCTGCACCCGCACAGAATCGACCGCCTGGCCAAGATAGCCGTAGTCCAGCTTGCCAACATCGCCGCCGGCCGCGTTGAAGCGAAGGCGCAGCTTCTCGATGGTGTCGAGCCATGCCCGGGCACCGGCCTTCGCGGCGCTGTTGCCGGTGTGGCCATCCGCCCCCCGGAACACCTCTCGCACGACATCGGCCGTCATCAGCGGATTGTCCACGTTGAAAATCCGCATGGCGAGGTTGCGCAGCACGCCGGTGCCGTCCTTCGACTCGGCGGCGGCCATCATGTCGCCCAGGCCTGAAACCGCATCGTCGTGCAC